CACCAAATTGTTGATGTATCTGATGACCAAACTCATGTAATGTAGTTGACCTCATGCTTTGGTCTGAACCTTTACTATAAGATTTAACTGACCACGGTCTTTCAGCTAAATCATCTCCGACTTTCCATTTAGATACAGTGTTGTTTTCTACCCAAAAATTGTAATCAGCTAATTTTTTATTTTCTTCAAGAATATCATTGTATTCGCGTATAAGTTTGTTAGCTTTTTCATTTAACCTAGTTACTTCATTTGTTAAACCAGCAGATACTTTGCCTTTTTGGTCTAAAACATCAAGATATGCTCTTCTTGCATCCATATATTCTTCTTTGGCTTTATCTAATTTAGGTTTCAATATATCTTTACGCTTTTGCTGTGCAACTTTAAATTTTTCTAATTCTTTTATTTCACTTGCACTAAATGTCTTAGCATAATTGTTGAAGTATTTTTTACTAAAATAAAAATTACCATCGCCCATCATAGCTATTGCTTTTCGCCTGCCTGTGTTTGTAATTCTTCTTATGCCTTGTACATTAAATTTTCTAACTACTGTATCAGCTTCATTTAAAAACCCTTGAAACATAACGGATGCTTCATTTGTTAGTCCTTTTAGATTAGCTGTGCCAACTGCTTCTTTAGGTTGTCTATAAACAGTGCTATTTAAATATCTTGAATCAGTAGCGTTTTTAGTAAGTTGAATGGTCAAAGCATCTTGTACCATTGCAGTTGTTTGAGGCTTTGGTGCAGGTTTTGGTACTGGTCTTTTAACTATCTTAGGTTTAGGCTTAATTTTATTTTGCAATTGAGTAAGTGTAAGTGGGTTGCTTCTCTGATTAACTAAGTCACTAAAGCTAATCTTTCCTGCTTTCCACAGTTTTTGCTTTTCTACACCCAATACTTCTATCTGAAACGCTTTAGATTTAGTTTTAAGCCATTCTTCGTAGTTCTTGCCACCTGACACTTGCCCATCCATGCTTGCTCTTGTAGATTCAGGTATTTCTGAAAACTTACCTTTTGCACCTAGTTCTTCCCAACTTTTAGTGACAGGAACTTGTGTGCTTCGGCAATTCCAGTGTGCTGTCGAGCCTACAAATGGCTTACTGTGTCCAATAGGCTTATAATCCATATCCCATTGCAACCCATCTAGTGACATACATATCTGTGATGTCCTGTTATCAAAGGTTGCTGACCACTCAATGCCTTTAATGATGTCTGAGTTGTTCTGATAGGTGTCTAAGCGTGCAGTATTAGCAACTGTTTGTATAGAACTTCTGACAATTGCTTCTGCACCACGGTATTGAGATATTAAAGCACCATCTTTAAAGCGATTAGCTTGCGTTCCTACTAGACTACGCACAATTTGGTCTGTTGTTTGACCTTGCATCATACCCATACGCACTGTATCTTCAAACTTGTCTTGGAACTGAGTGCTTTTTCTCGCCCACCATTGTTTAGTTGGAGAACCTTCTATGAGTGTATCTGATGCAATACTATTTATTGTTGTTGTGCTAAGACTAGGCTTAATAACATCTGCCTTTATAGAAGTGTTGATAGCTGATACAGCTTGCAGTTCTGACAACTCAGCGACTTCTCTAAGAATAGTTATTTGTTCTTTTGACAGCTTTGTGTAAGCATCAGAGATAGTAACTCGTGTTTTAGCTATTAAAGCCTTTAGTCTTTTCTGTCTTGTTTGCTGTCTTACTGCATCTACAGCGTTTGAATTCCTTAATTCAGTTACTAATTGTTTCTCAAGTGATTTTAAATCTCTAATTATCTCTCTTTGTACAGAAGCCTCATACCTCTGAATGTTGACAGCATCACCAGTAATTTTATCAAGGATTTCTTCATTTACACTCATTCATCTTAGCCAAAAGGTGATATTGGTGGACAAGGTGGATGTCTAGGCTCTTGCTCTGACATCAATCTAAGTTCATTGGGTTCTGTAAGTCTATTCTGTCTTTTTCATCTTCGACAGTGACCTCGACAGGCAGTATCTCTCCTTTCTTCATGTTATGCAAGAATGTTTCGTGACTAATAGCACCTGACTGCCAAGCACCCATTAACGCTGTAAGTTCTTCAGGAAGAATCTTAGTGTCTACAAAGTCGGTGTTGAGTTCTACTTCTATGTCACCACTTACCCCTTCCCACTCTGCCATGATACTCAATGCTTTTGTAATACCTTCTTGCACTGACAGGACAGCACCAACTAATACTGATGCTTCAGAGTTTTGCCTTAATCTGAGTGACTCAGCAGACTCGACACCGTTCTTTTGTGTCTGCAACAAACTTGCACCTAGACCTGCCATAATAGAGCGTTTTTCTTCAACCGCTTTTTCTAATGCTTGTAACCCTTGACCCGTAAACTCAAGATAACCTGCTTTACTTGATGAATCAGGCAATATCCACGCTGAACCTGAACCAATTCTTAACTCACTATCACCATCAATACCAGTTACATACGGTGTTGGCAAGGCTGTGAAATGTCTACCATGCTCTAAATCAGCACTTGTGCGGTACATTGATAGGTTAGTATCAACTAAAGACATTAAAGGTGGTTGTGTTGGATTCATGTTTAACTCATTACCACTAATAGCTACGAAAGGTATCATGTCTAATGCTTGACCAACTTTAGTAGGGTATATTTCTTCTGAAACATTCCACCCTTCGTTATCTTTCCATATTCTTACTAAGAATTTACCATCTTCGTCGATAAGTAACTCACGGTATTGAACTTCATATGATTGAGAGTAATCATCGTTTAAATCTTGCTGTAAATAAGTTTCTTTAAGCACAATGACATCTTCCATCCAGTTAGTCATTTGCTCTGTTGTATAGCCTGACAAATAAGCACGCTCTGTTGTTCTATCTATCATTACACCTTGTCTACCCATTAACAATTGCTCGGATAACATATTAGAAATAAAATCATTAAGACTAACACCTGTACCTGTAATGTCTTGTGCTAACTCCATGATTCTATCAGGTGCGTTTATTACTGGATTAATACGCATTACCGCACCCACTAAACCTTGAACAGTGTTTTTAATAGCATTGACATACATTGAACGCATGACATAAGCATCATATTCACCTTTTTCTTGACTACTGAGTTTTGGTAAGTAAATCTCACCTTTTGACTTTATCGCATCTGAACCTAAATAAGAATCTCTGACTCTTGTCCATTTTTCCTTTGAATCATCATACAAAGGATGTGTACTATCAATTCCCATTCTACGCTCCTATTACTCTTGCCAGTTTTGGTTGTCCTTTTCTTTTAATCATAGGTTGCAATGCGTACCGTAAAGCATCAATATAGTGATTGTGTGCATCAACTATGTTTGGCAAAATATCTTCAGTAAGCCTGTCAACCTTATAACTATACTTTACAAATTCTTCTGCTGTTTTTAAACAGCGACTATGAATGTACACCATTCTAAAACTGCGTATAAATTCAATGCCATCTTCGATACTGCCTGCCCATTTATGTACAGACTCAATCTTATAACCTTGCCTTCTAATAAAGCTGATTGATTCAGGTCTAGCACTATCTGCTCTTATTATATGCTGTTTTGCCATAGGTATATCATCAATTAGTTTGTGCGTGCTGTCTAACTCTATTTGTTTACCCCCTGCCTCATGGTCAATGTACAAGCAATTATCGTAAATAAAGCATCTTAGCACAACTGTAGGGTCTTGTGAAAAACCCCAGTCTAAACCATAATAAAACACTGCATCACTTGGTGTTGTAAAGTCCATTACTTGGGATTTGTTTTTAAATATTTGTGCTTGTGATGCCTTCTTACAATTACCTTCCCATATATGCAGATATTCTTCGTAGTCAATTTCTTTTTGATACTCTAATTCTGCTTTTAATTCATCAGTAAAAAACGGATTTGAATCGTAATTAACTTTAACTGTGACCTGATTAGGTCTTTGATTTACAATAAATTGTTGGTAAGTAGGGTCTGTTTCTAGGTTTGGGTTCAATGACAGCCACAGTTCAGAGCCTTTCGCCCTCAATACCGTTGGTGTTAATATTTGCCACGATTTAGCAGGGATAGTTTGACATTCCTCTGCCCATGTGATGTCGACACCTTCAAGCGATTTAATTTGCATTGGGTCGTGTTTAAGACCATGAAAGATAAACTCAGTACCGTTCTTGCCCCTAATAGAATCTCTGTAGACACTATAAAACTTTTCTAAGTTGTTTTTCTCAATACAAGTAGCTAACAGCTTATGTACTGAATCTCTTATAGAGCCTTGTATTTCACGAGTACAAAGTATTCTTTTCTTAGATTGCATGCCCAATACAAGCAAGGCAAGGGCAAAGGCAGTCGATTTACCACCACCTCTGCCACCGTAGTAACATTTAATTGGTGCAGGCTTTAGTAATGCTTCATACGCTGTAGGTATTTGTATGGTTTGTATCATTCAGCCTTAACAAACTCAACCTTAACACTAAAATCACCATCGAGTTCTACTTCTTGACGCTCTACATAACCACGACTCTTGCCCTGTGTCTTTAAAAACAAATCAATTGCCCTTAACTTGACAGGTTCATTCATAGTTTGCATTAAGCTATGTAAACCTTCTTCAGCAATATCAATGTTTTCTTCTCTGATGTCTGACAATTGGTCAGGGTCTTTTAATGCCCTATCTCGGACAGCAACCCTTGAAATATCTACATCATAAGCGTTTTTAAAATACCTGACTGCTCGTGAATAGATACCTGCACACTCTCTGAGTCCTGTCCAAAATTCATCATTTGATAACTTCATTCTTGTTAAGTTTTGTTAAGTTGACACATGATAACATCTTTTAAATGTTATGAAAATACATCATCATCGTTAAAAGGGTCGTTCTTACCAACATCACCCAATACTGGAACAGAGTTTACTGGTTTGACATAAGCAGGTTTAACTTTGGCTCTTAAATATTTATCACCGTATTTATTTAATTTATATTTAGTATCAGAATAAGTACCTGTCGCATCATCCCATTCCATTGCCCAATATAAACCAATGTCTACATCTTTACCATCTACATTAGCCATTACACTAATAATTGGTTTTCCTGATGCTTGTAATTTTTGCACACCCTCTCTTGTAAAAAGACCTTGAGGTGGAAATGCTCTTGCTTGATTTGTGTTGTCATATTGACTCATTTTTTACTCCTAGCTTTAGATATATAAGAATAACCTTTTGTTACAAGGTTGCCTAACTGTTCAACTGTAATCGTAGTTCCGCTTGTCGATTTTGCCGAGGCAGGAAGCCATCCATTATCAGTTGAAAGTTTATTAATAATTTTTGATGTAAATACATTGCCATGAAATGCTTGACAATGTGCTACTGTGTATCCATGAACAGTTGCTAATTTAAGTATTTCTTTATCTTGTGTCACCCAACCCCTACGAGATTGTGCATGTGCTACTGTCCAACCCATATCATTTTTTAACATTAGTATCTCTTTTCTGTCTGTAAACCTATCACTAAATGCTAAAGATGGGTCTTTTAAATGTTCTAAAAATTGTGAAAAAGTTATCATTAAATCTCCGTTTAAGGTGGTTACTTAGGGCAACCAATCCCCCATAAGACCTAACGAGGTGAGGAGATAAGGAATGATGACCTCAACTTTTAGCACCCCGAATACCTATTGGGCATAGGTAATTTTTTAAAATGTTTTCTCAGGAAACAATTGATAATAATAATCTTGTACTTGTGTAAATTCTTTATCTCCTGCATCTTCATAAATCTGTGTTGCTTTGTTTAAATCACCAGTTTCTTTAGCTTTTTTAAGTTCTTCTTTCATAGAAACTATAACGACATTTCGCTGTTGTGTCGGTGTCAAAGGTTTCTCAACCTTAGATTGATTCTGCCTCGGTTTTGACTTAGCAAAATCATCTGCTTCATCTTCTGAGTAATGTCCAAGCGTATAAAAGCCACAGTTTTTAAGAACGCTTCTTGCCAATGCTCTTTTCTGAGCCATTTCAAGCAAGTAAAAAGTATTGCAGTTCTTGCCAACTTTCGGATTATTCATCGCAGAAGCAAACATTGTTACTGGCGGTTTACCTTCAATTGTTGTCGTACACTCAAAAGCACAATAAGTTTCTGTGCAAGCGTGTAATTTGTATTCTACCAACAATTTAGCTTTAGCTTCTATCTTTTCTATGCCCTCACGCTTAATAATCGTGTAATGCTGATGAGGAAACATATCAGATGGCTGTAGGTCATACTTATCGTATAACTCTCTTAAATTCGGATTATTTGCCATTATGACTTACCCCCCATTCCAATACTGTCAATTAGCTTATCTATCCAATCTTTTGGTTTCGAGTTTAAAAATGCTTCAGCTTCGTTTTCAGTAGGCTTGTTTCTGCTATGACCTTTTAACTTGTACTGAGCAACACGACTCATGCCCCCATATCTGTTTTTAACATAAATCATATGGGTTTCAATATCTACTCCTCTTTTGCGAAGTGCATGTATCACTGAACTCAGTCTGTAAACACCACAATCTTCCATAGCTTGCTTGCCTGTAATAGAACCGTGGTCGTTTAGCCATTTTTCAATAATTACTTTTTGATTAGTTATCATAATATCTCCTTTATTTAGTAAAAAAACCTGCTCTGCGTTCTTTTTCTTCATCGTACAGAGCGTCATTGCGTATTTCTTCCATGTCTTGTTGCTGTTGTTCTTCCCAATTAACAGGTACATAGCCATGTTCGGTCAACTCAATCTCGTCATTTTCTTCCATCTCTATAACTTCTCTGCTACCTTTCATGAGTATATCCACCTTGCAATATACGGTGCTTGATGAACAATGTAAGGTATTGAGCAAATACAAATACCAATGACAAGCCAAGACCGACCCCTAAGAGGTATCAAGGCTTTTTCATAAGGTATCTTTGCATAGTTCTGATAGCTTTGTTTACGAGTCGCAACACCTTTTCTCCAAAGCCAAACATTAAGTGAGTGTCTAATCTCAAATAGTTTTCTAATCGTTTTTTTCATTGTATCTCCTATTTAGTCATGTAGCACAATTGCCACAAAGAATAGTTTACGCTCTTAAGTCGTAGCTGTCAACCTTTTATTTACTACTTCTAATAAATACTCTTGCGTTCCAAATACTTTCTCCCACGCTCTCATACCGAGATGGTGAATACCTTGATTACCTCTG